GGAACTGAAGTGTTTAAGGTGGATATTTATCCGTTATTAAATAACATAAATTAAATAATAATGCTACTCAAACAAATTTAATCAAAATACTGCGACATCAAGTCGCTACATTTGTCAAAAATGTTGGTAGCGCCTTTAACTGGGCTCGAGTCGTAAAAAGCTCGACAGCAATGATGTCTCCTCTATTAAATATAGGGAGCATGATTGCCGGTACTAGATCGAAATCGATGGTTTTGGGATCATTGCATTTATGCCGTTTTGCATCCGTAAAAGTCCGTAGGGAAGGATATAAGAGTTTATCTCTTTATCTCAAAGCAAGTACACAGTACTTGTTTGCTGTACAAAGTGGAAAACCACTAAGTAATTCAGCTCTCTTTGGACCACACGTATCCTTAACGGGGGGAGGTGTACCGCGCTTCATTCCAGTATTCTGGAGAAGAAAGATGTCATATCCTTGTTGAGAATTCACTTTAGTGTTGTCTTTCTGTGGACTCTACCGAGTACTTGAAGTACCGGGAAGAATAAACATTAAGACAATAGTACAACCAGGTATAGTGATTAAGGACTCAATCCATGAGTCAGCAAAACTATTTGGAAGTACACTTCCTAAGTGGGAAAAACGTCTATTATGAAGTCCTTCACCAATGGTTTCATCAGGTCCAGGGTCATCTGAGTTGAGAAAACATCTTAACCTTAAAAAGGTTAGTGTTAACTCACAAAGTGCTCTGGGTACCTATGCAGCTTCTATCTTAAGAAGTCCGTCTCTTACAGCAGCAATGCTGAATTTGGCAGTACATCTAAGATTAAAGAGTCAGATTAACAATATCTTTGATATTGGTAAGATGATATTGGCGGAATTTCCTCATATAAAGAGTCTCCCTCTAGGAAAGCTGGCTACAAAAGACGAACCTAACAAAGTTAGAGTCTTCGCTATTGTAGATCCAGTTACCCAGTGGTTGTGTCAACCGCTTCATCGTCACTTATTCTCTGTTTTAAAAACGAGATTTAAGGGAGTAGATGCTACTTTTGATCAAGTTGCAGGTGTAGAACGGGCTCGTCAAGCAATAAGTCAGACTAATAACAAAGTTTTTAGTTTTGATCTTTCTGCTGCAACGGACCGAC